CCTTCACCGGCCCCAAGTTTGCGGGCAAGGGCACTGCCTCCCGCTTCTTTCTCGACCAAGCCTACACTCTCGTCTCTTTCGCGCGCCCGCTCAAGGAGATGCTCCTCGTGCTCGGACTGGAGGAGAAGGACGTTGCAGACCCCGTGCTTAAGGAGACTCCTCACCCGTTGCTCGGCGGCAAGACGCCGCGCTGGGCGATGCAGTCCCTCGGCACCGAGTGGGGTCGCGAGATGGTGCACGATGCTCTCTGGATCGATGTGGCGCGCCATCGCATCAACCACCTGATGCGTCACGGTGCGCGGGTGGTGGTGGACGATTGTCGGTTCGACAACGAGGCCCTAATGCTGGAGAGCCTTGGCGCGCCGGTCATCGAGATCACTCGCCCGGGTTGCGCCTACAACCCTGCGCACAAGAGCGAGGCGGGAGTCTCGCGGCACTTGATCTCCGCAACGGTCCAGAACGGCGGAAGCGTGCAGGAGCTACACGAGCAGCTGCGAAAGGCACTAGCCCGATGAGTCTTCACTCCGCTAACGACCCGTGGATACACACCTATACGGGCAAACGGTTCCATCTCGGCTGGGTAGAGACATCGCCCGAGAAGGCTTCAGCAGGAGTGTATATGAGTGTCCACCATGGACACCATCGCAGTCATCTATCTTCTCACCAACACGGTCAACAGCAAGCGTTATGTGGGCTTTACGACCAACCTCAAGGCTACTCTCGGCAGGCACAAAGGACGTGCTGGCAAGTGGGACTTCTATCTGTCTCACGCTATTGCCAAGCATGGATGGGAACGTTTCACTTGCGAGGTCCTAGCCAGCGGCAAGGACGTAGCCTACATGAAGGACGTGATGGAGCCCCACTTCATCCGGGAGCTGGGTACCTTCCACGAGCACGGGAAGGGCTACAACATGACATGGGGTGGCGAAGGAACATTGGGCTACAAGCGAACGCCCGAACAACTTCGTCAGATGAGCGAGTCACGCAAGGGACGCAGACTCACAGAGAAGCACAAGGCAGCGCTCAGAGAGAGATTCAGTGGCGAAAACAACCCTCGCTATGGGGCACAGGTGACCGAAGAAACACGACGCAAGCTGAGCGAAGGAGTCAAACGTGCTTTTGCAGAGGGTCGGGGAAAACGCGTATGGACGCAGGAACAGCGACAAGAGCTTTCAGCACGCGCGAAAGCGCAAGCCAATCGTCCCGAGCACATCGAGCGTATTCGTCAACTAGGCAAAGCGTGCGCTGGCAAGCCGGGACATCCTCACACCGAGGAACACAAGCAACGCATGTCTCAGATGATGACAGGTCGCCAGTTCGACAAAACCAGTCGGCTACGTATGTCCTACGCTCAGTGCACATATATCTGGCTTATCCATGGACCAGAGGATCGGGTCTACGAGATATGTGCCTTGGATCGGTTTTGCAAAGCTTTCGACGTGAAGCGCGAAACCGTCGAGAAGACTCTCGATCCCACGTGGATTCCCTATCGCAAACGCCGCTGTCCATGGACAGGTCTCAGCAAGAGACCCATAACCGAGGAAGACAGGGAGCGATTCAAACGACTCGATGCATTTTGGCGGGAGGTATCGCGTGATGAACCCATATATCATCACCCGACACGGCCACAAGGTCCACTTCCTAAGGCCTGATCCAAAGGAGATCGATATTCGAGACATCGTTCACTCGTTGTCGAGGTTGCCTCGGTTCGTCGGGCACACCCTGAAGCCCTACTACGTTGCTCAACATTGCTGCCTTTGTGCAGATCATGCGTCTGTAGACTGCCAACGAGAAGCTCTGATGCACGACGCGTCAGAGAGTATGAGCAACGATTGTCCTGCGCCTTTGAAGGGTCTCTTACCTCAGTTTTCTGAGATCGAACAGAGACTAGAGCGCGTCATCGCCAAGCGGTTCGGCTTCCGCTACCCCTATCCGCCCGCGGTCAAGGACATCGATATGAGGTTGCTTATCAGCGAGATGCGCGATCTTACGCGCCGCAGCGATTGGCGCGACTACCCATTCACTCCTCTTGACATACGCATCGAACCGTGGGACGAAGCTCGCTGTCGCCGCGAGTTCATGAAGCGGTATCGGAAGTTGTTTCGTGCTTGACATCCCCTCTCAACGTCTCTACCGTCCTGTCTCATGGCCACCAAACGCAAACCCCTCCGCCTCTACGTCTGGGAAGGTGTCTTGACCGACCACTCCTCGGGCGTCATGTTCGCGCTCGCTTCTTCGCCCGATGCTGCGCGGCGTGTCATCGTTAAAGCCGCGGGCGACTACGATACCGTTCATCGCGATCTAGCCGCCGAACCTATGGTCGTTTCCCGCACCAAGGGCTTCGCTGTCTGGGGAGGAGGTTGACTCATGACCAAGGTTGACAAGTCCAACTGGGTCCAGTGCACCCACGACGAGATGGACCAACGCATCGTCGCCATCCTTGCCGCCGCGGGTTGGGGCGGCTACTTTGTCCGCTTCTCCATCTACGAGACCATCAAGGACCCAGTTAAGGACGACCTGAGCGACTGGATCGTCAAGCATCCCGACTTCGCCGCCACCTTCGCGCGCGGCCAGTGCCGGTTCATCCTGAACGAGGATGACGATGGCAACCCCGGGCTGACTTTGGGCTACGAGAACCCCACGTGGGCGGACGTGCTGGTGGCGGCCGAGCAGTCCTGCCGCGCGCGCGGTGCGCCGGAGCTGGATCACATCTTCCTCGAAGCGGTCGAGCCGGTTGGCCCGCGCTCCAAGGGTGTTCAGATGTTTGAATTTATATGGGGATCTTAAACAGGCAATCTGCGCAACGGAATGTTGTGTTTCTTGCGTAACTCTCGAATAGACCACGATTTGAGGCCAGTAACTTTTGTGATTGCGCCATAACTAGCACCCGCACGCAACATGGTTAGCACTTGTGGGGTAAGACAATTAAGTCGTTCATATTGAGTCATATAATTTTCATCGACATGATTCCATTTACGCACAAGCGCGGGGAGATTCAAACGTTTAATCGTTTGTTTCAGTAGCCGTTGAGAACTTTGTCGAGAGATGCGTAAATTAGCGTATCCCAGTTTGTTTAGTCTAGCCAAAGGAGCGTTGTTATTGGACAATCGATTGACGCGCGCAGCGAAAGCACTTAGCATTTTCAACCACGATCCATGACATTTGACAACGATATTAGATCCTCCATAGGGATAGGCATAAATATGTCCGTCTCCATCAATAAAACCGATCAACAAGCTCAAAAACTGGTCATCAGATAAAGCTTCTAAGACATCTGTAGAAGGAGGATGAGTTGTTTTAGTCTGACAGATATCGAAGCGGTCGCATAATTTGCGAACATGCAGAGCATCTTGAATACACACTAACACATTAGGACCTCCTTTTTTTCCTTTAGGAAAACGATGAATAGTCCCCACATGATCGATGTATCTAGCGAAGGTAAGGAGATGCTGTTCGTCTTTGATACCTACATTTAAACGGATAGCATTACGATGAGGAAAATGACCATCGGCAAGGAGAAACCCTATCCAATAGCAGCTTGTCACCGATTGATCAAGCAGCTTGGACGGATTCCCTTTAATACGTGTAATGCGTTGATGTTCAAGACGATTTACTTTTAGCCGCCATGCACGATGTTTTATGGCTTCCCATGTTCGGGACGGAAAAGCGGTACAAAGTTCAGTTTGAGAACAATTACCGTACAATTGACGCAAGCGATCATCATCGGACGATGACCAACGATGAGAGAAATCAACATCTTGAAGGTGAGTAACCATAGGTTGAGGTGAACAGGTTGCACACCTCTATACACCCGCACGATGAGGTTTCTGATTCGACTTGACACATTAACTCAATTTTGTTTAGATGTCTGCCATGTCTTCACAACCCCACTGGTCCGAGTGGCTCGTGCCCACGCTCCTTGTGATCGCACTGGTGGTCTGCGGCGGTGTGTTCATCTACCTGCTCGGGGTTGTCATCCGCTTCGTCGCACCTTTCCTTTGAGTCTAGCCAGCCGTCAACGCCAGCTTGATCGCATGCATCTCGCCAAGCGGCGCGGCCATCCTACGTGGGAGGCCTTCCGCGCATGGCAGGCGGCGCAGCTAGCCAAGTGGCGTCCGTGTCCCCAGCAGACTGAAGCCACCGAGGTCTGGCACCACCTCACCTTCGCCGGGCGCGAGCTGGTGTCCATGACCTACCCCACCTTCGAGCTTGACAACGTATCGCAACCCTCCTAAGCTCTGGTCTATGAGCTACCGCCAGACCCTTGTCACGCTCCCCAACGCCGCGGCCTGTGTCGCCGCCATCGACGCGGCCCACGCCCTCTACCGCAAGGAGCACAAGCGCAACGCAACAGTTGAGTTGCTCGTCAGCTCCTATCAGGATCGCCACTCGGTCGCCCTCTACGCCACCGACGCGGGCGGCGCGCAGGCGGACGAGGTCGCTTGGTTCGACCGCACCCTCAAGACCCTCTATCCCTCCACATGACCAGCTGGACCTGTCAGTTCATCCTCGACCATCCCTACAGCGCCTTTTTCCTTGCGTGGCCGGTGGCCTTCGTGCTCATCGCCGCGTCTTGGTTCACGGCCGAGGTCATCACGCGCGGCATGAACACGGCGCTCCAGATGGTCAGCTTGCTGGTCAACGGGACCATCATCGCGCTGCGCGGCTATGCACCGCAGTCAGCGGAGGCTCACCCCGAGGACGAAGACACCCCATGAGCGCGCCCAAGTCTCCCT